ACTGTGCTAGTCAGAGCATCAGAAACTGTGTATCCTGTACCGGCTGTAGAGACTGTTACAGTGGCTATACCAGTACCGCTAAGGGTTGCTACAGTCAATTTAGCATTAGATCCTGTGCCGCCTGCTAAGGTCAATATATCGCCTACATTGTAGCCAGAACCAGCAGCAGTGACCGTCACAGTCGCTATCGGACCAGTACCGCCACCGCCGCTAATCGTAGCCACAGAGAAGGTAGCACCAGTGCCTGGAGTAGGCAGATTGTGGAAGACCAATACAGGATGTCCTGTCTGTACCATGTAAGCATGGGAGATAGCATCGGAACCATCGCCATAGGGCAGAGCCGCAGCTTGCCAGTTATTACCTGTTATCGTATAGGACACATCAGCGGTATTGGCCTGTGTTCTGACAGTCTTGGTGGTCATGGTTGTGGTGCCAGTAAACAGTTTATTGTTACCGGCACTGATGGTCTGGTTTCCACCAGCCTCAATCATCTCAAAGATAAACTCTACAGGGTTAGCAGCACCTAAGTCTGTGTTGACTGCTGAGTTTACAGTTGTCCAGCCACGCCTTGCACCAATACGACCATACCTATCGATAACACAGTTCTGTGCCTTCAGAGCATACCCTGAAGACAGTTGAATACTGCTTTCTTGCGTGTTTAGGCCTAGAAAGCCCGGAGCAGCAATAGTAGCGGTCTGTATTCTCTTCATTAAATGGAACCCCAGATGAGTTCTTCAGGATAGCGGTTAGCCTCAGCAGCTATGTGGTCTGACAGAGACTGGCGATAGAGTTCATAAGCCTCAACACTGTTTACTCCGTTGTCCTCACCACGCTCATTCAAGGCCTTGGCATAGGCTAGGAAGATTACAGGCTCTGAAGGAACCTTAATCTGTGTTGAAGCAGCGGTAAACTCTGCCTGTGGCTTGATGACGTTAAAGTAGATGTTATAGACACCATCAGGGATAGGATAGAGGTCTACCTGCGTGTCTCCGTTGGAGTCTACGCCGTTAAAGTTATAACGGTCAGGAGCACCTACCAAGACTGTTCCGCTATTTAAGAACAACTCATCCATCTTCCTAGTTGTCTCATAGTTCAAGAACCAGTCAGACTCAGAGTTAATAACATCGATGACCTTAAACCGCTGACCAATGCCGGTCAAGACATAGTTAAACAGGTTAGCCGAGGTAGTTACCGTCAGTGTCTCTGACAGGGCATTCCAGGTGTAAGCATCCTCAACCTGCCGTTTAGCATCGTTGACGAACCTACCGATAAGTTTAGAATAGGCATTGTCAGTAACAGCAGTAACCTCTGGCTCACGCAAGCGAACCAAGGTTTCATTGACAAGTTCTAAGTAAGTTTTGTTGGCCATTTAACAGTCCCATTTCTTTAATGCTAAGGCCTTCCTTGTTGGTCTGCCTTTGGAGTCCTTCATAGGCCCAGGAACACCACTCATACGGGCACAGAAAGACTTCCTACGAGCAGCCTTCTTAGGAGACTTAGCAGCCTCTTTAGCAGACACAGGAGGCTTCAGGTTAGCGCCTTCCTTGTTCTTAAAGTATGCCCTGCCTTTGGCATTTAAGCCACCTTCTGGGTTCTGATATACTTTTTTTACCATTATTTTTTCGCAGTCTTCTTAGCTTGTTTGAACGCCTTAGCTGTAGGAGCGCCTTTGGAGCCGACCTTACGCATCTTCTCACCACTTCCAGCAGCTATCCGTTTACGCTTGGCATGAATATTGGCATAGAGTCCTGGCTTCATTTCTTAGCCTTTGCCTTTGCTTTACGAGCCGTAGACAGAGCAATTGCAATTGCCTGCTTCTGTGGCTTACCTGCCTTCATCTCTTTACGAATGTTCTCAGAGACGGTCTTTTGTGAATAACCTTTTTTGAGTGGCATTATTTCATCCTCTTTGCTTTTTTCTCTTTTGCTTCCATAGCCTTAGACTCCGAACCTTCATGCATCTTCATGCCTTTGGCAGACTTGTAGCCTTCTTTCTTGGCATAGGACTCAGCGGCTTTTTTACCTTTAGCGGTGTATGGGAACTTCTTCTTTCCGACCATTGGCATACTATTCTCCTTAGAATTGGAATTGGACTGCGGTTTCAGGGATAAACTCTACTGTTGCTATATAGGTTACGGTATTGGTGCTAGAGTTCTGCACACGAATCTGATCACCAGCCTGCATAACGACCTCGGCATTGCTTAACAGGATGTACTCACCAGCGCCTAAGTTCTTACCGCCAACAATAAAGTATTCAGTGTTAGTAGAAGCATCGTACCAATAGACTTTTGGTGTGTCATTGCCGGTAAGGCTAATCACATACATTACTTGCCAAAGACCAGTATTCTTAGTTGGTACTGTAAGAATAGTTTCCTTGGTAGTGGTGGTTTTAGTCGTAACAGCCGAGACTTTTCTACTCATCTTAACCTACTTTAAGAACTAAGCTGAGTAACAGAATTACGATGAAACCAGTAGTCCCAAGCAGGATCTGTTCTAATCTCTTTAGCCTAGCGTTGATGCCTGCATAGCGTTCAGCGCACACTGCCTCATGGGTATCAAGTTGTCCTTTAACTTGGTCTGTTGGTGACATCACTATCTCCACTTTGGTCCTTCCATCCAGGCTACCAGCGAGTGCCTGGTTCCTTTGGTTACGGGGTTTACCTTATGAACCACAAAGGAGGGAAACACTAAAACAGTTCCTTGTGTTCTTAGGTGCTCTTGTTTGGGGCTACCGAGATGTAACGGCTGCATCTCAAACTCCCCGCCTTCATACTCTTCTGGGCTAGACAGTTGGCACACCAGGGATAACTTTCTGTGTACTTGTCTACCATCATCCCAGTTTACATCGTTATGCCAATTATAATAACCTTGATCTTCTGCGTTGTACTCTGTAAACTGAATCTCATTTAAGTGCCACAACTCAGATCCAAAGGCATTATGATTAGCAACATGAAACAGGTTAGTTAGTTCATGGTACAACCAACCAAGGTCTTTATTGTCTCTACCGATCCACCTGACCTTACTTCTACGAACCTTGGTGTCTACGTTAGAGCCTTGAAAACCTACTATTGCAACCTGCGGTTCTATCTGTTTTGCCTGTTCTACTATGGTGCTACAAAGTTCTTTAGGATACCTCTGCTGCCACATCTGCCACATTGCATTCAATTAGTTTCCTTTAGGCCAGTTCTGTGCTCCAACAACAGCGATCAAGGCTTCTACATCTGCACAGGCAGCGATAGCAGCTTCTAAGCGATCACACTCAGCAACGATAGCAGCTCTCTTCGTAGCTACTGCAGCAGGTACATCGATGTTCCTCTCAGCCTTGCGTACCACCATCCAATCGGTCTGGGCAAGCATCTTGCCAGCCGTGTCCTTGACCTGTGCAATCCATTGGCTCTTGAGTCCTTTGGTTACCAGACGCTCTGTCGAGTCCACCATTGCAGGCTCACCGTTGACCACGCCCAAGACCTTGACATACATGGGGTTGCCATCTTGGTCTACTTCCTCACGGTCATTTAGGAGTTTGGGATTATCAGGCGACCAGAAAAATCTTTGGTCGTAGGCAGGTGCGTCTGCTACCTCAGTCACGCCTAACTGCTCACGCAGGGCAGGGTCACGCAGGTGCGGATAGCGGATGCCACCGATGACTTGTTCAGAGTCGATTGAGATTGGATTACCGTTTAGTTGAAACATAATTACCTCGCAAGAGAATACTTAAAGGGTGATTCGGCAAAGGCCATGTATATGTAGGTTCCACCGTTGGCATTGTATGAGTTTGCAGCAACTCTTAATTTAAAACCGTTAGACAAGATATCAAACACGGCATCAGCGCCTTCTGCGTTTGACGATTCGGCAGTTAAATAGTTAGCCGAATTATTTGATGGATTTCGTGCTGTATCAAATAAAAACCAAACTGCTGCTGCATCTGTCCTTTTTATCATAATGTATCGAGGACGCATTCCAGTAAACACAAAAGGCCCATCAGCGTTAAAATTGCCCGTGTAACTACCAAAGGCAGAATAGCCAGCCACGGGTGCAAAGCAGTAGGCTACATGCTGACCACCGCCGCTTGTTTGATTTGTGTCCATTGCCGCACCAGTCCCAACAGAAAATACCGTGCTTGATGGGACGGCTGTAAATCCTTGCGTATCAGAAGAAATTCCATTTGTAGAATTTAATAATAACTGTTGGTTAGCGCCCGTTGATATATGGTAGACAGCCCAAGAATTTGCTGCTTGCCTGTTTTTAACAATAATCATACTAGGGGCAACACCAAGACCATGACCAATAGTAGCCGCTGAACCAGTACCTGTATACGTAACAATCGAGAAGCCAGCAGTTGTGTTTGCTCTTACTTGCGCTGAAATTGACCCAGTTGTGTTAGTTACGGTTGAGCCGCCAGCGTTCCAGTTCCATGCAACGTAGGATTCACCAGACTGGTTGGCGTTACCGCCGCCATAGGTTCCCATTGTGAATCCGTCTGAATCAAAGGTGTTTATCCCTACGTCTGTTCCAGTTGATTCTGCCCCACTTGTGTTGGATTGAAGAATTGCATTAACGCCACGAACCTTGTCAGACAAGTAATGGAAACTGCCGCCAGCCGTGTTACTTGACCGTTCTTTTTGCCAAATAAAATCTGGTGCAAAACCAACACCAGTTATGCTTTGACCTGACCCAGCACCCGTATACAGCAACACATTAAAGTAATCATTCGCCTGTGTAGTGCTAGTCGCACCTATAGTCGGCGTAGGCAGATTCTGTGTGCAGAGTGCTTTGAAGCCAGAGGGGGCGGTGTAGGCAAAGGCTCTTTGACCGAAGTTGGCTGTCCAAGTTGCAGATGTAGAGCCACTTGCCGCTTGAATTGCTAATGGGTAATAGCCCTGCGATGACGTTGGAAGGCTAATAGAACCTTGGCTAGTATTATTCTTATAAAATGTAACAGTTCCTGCATCCATGTTTAAAGCAATACCGATAGTGTCACCAGCCGTATAAGTTGCTCCATATGCTGAGTTTGTACCATCAACATATTTAGACCCATCGTCAGCGTAATAAATAACACCGCTTACAAACAAATTGAAGGCAGAGTTATCGCCTACTTTAACCACGCCGACCCCAAACAACCTATTAGCGGTTGTGTTACAAGTTGCTTCAGAGTACCACTTCCCTGATGTAACGCCCATAGAGGCAGCAGTTTTTGTGTTGCCTTGCGAAAAGTCTAAGTTTCCGTTTGATAAAGTAGCAGTAGAAATCAAAGGGTTCAGCGTAGCGTAATTCCCACGCACCTCACCACCAACACCAGTATCTGTCCCGTAGGATGTGGGCGAATCTACTAAGGAGTCATTGCCAGCACCAGCGGTTACAGAGAAGTTATTAGGTGTCCAGTTATTACCGTTGCCTGAACTGTCCTTACCGAGTGTTGTGCTAGTAGTGCCTGAGTTGTCTGCAAACTTGAGGTAGAAGCCATTAGTGCCGTATGTGCCAGAGTAGGCTTTAGGCTTCCATACACCTGTTGCAGAATCTGTTTCACCAAATGAGGATGGGGTTAGGGCTTGACCGTTAATAAAGTTAATCTCGGT